AAGGTTTGTTTTGGAGTTCGTGGCAGTCTAAGCTTGTATCGTTTGATGAGTGGATGTTAGACGCACAAAAGAAACAAAATAAATTATTTAAGAAGTGTTGTAAAGTAAAAAAATCTGAAAGGAGCAAAGACGAAAATGGATTACGGTAAAAAGAAAATGATGGGCGGCGGCAAGATGAAATACATGCACGGCGGCAAAGCAACAAACGGAAACAAAAGCGCACGTAGAGAGTACAGTAAAGGTGGTGTTGCCTCTGCAATGAAAACTTCTAAGCCCTGCTAATTATGGCACTAAAGAAGTCTCAAAAGTCCTTAAAAAAATGGACTAAGCAAAAATGGCGTACCAAGTCTGGAAAGCCTAGCGCAAAAACAGGCGAAAGGTATTTGCCAGAAAAAGCTATCAAGTCTTTGTCAGCCAGTGAGTATGCAGCTACAACTAAAAAGAAAAGAGAAGATACGGCTAAAGGTAAACAACATTCTAAGCAGCCAAAGAAGATAGCAAAGAAGACAGCTAGGTATAGGAAACGATAATGAAAGTTCAGGCTCCCGAAGGATACCATTGGATGAAAAATGGTAAAGGCTACAAACTAATGAAAGATCCTAAAGATGGATTTAAGCCGCACCGTGGAGCCAGTAAGTCAGCTAACTTTGAAATACAAAAAGTACACAGGAAATAATTATGAGCCGTAAGACTAGACGTAAGAACCGTAAAAAGAAAAGCTCATTGATGGCTGCTCCTGAAGTTGCTGTAACTGTAGCTGTAGCTACACCAAAAGATAGTCTTATGTCTCCTCCTGAAAGAAAAGGAAAAGCAGAAGGCGGTGAATTTCCAGACTTAACAGGTGATGGACAAGTTACACGCGCTGATGTTCTTAAAGGGCGTGGTGTATTTCAAGAGGGTGGTGAAGTTCCTGTAGACACTTACCCAAATATACCGCCAGAAGAAATGGCGGCAGTAGAAGCTTCACAACTTTCAGACGAACAAATGGAAGATGAGTACATCGACTATGTGATGAATGAAGCTTTGTCACAAGAAGAACAAAGTTATTTAATGAATGCTTTAGAAACCGATCCTCAACTAAGTATGATCTTTGACAAGGTTGTGGTTACGGCTTCTGAGTTTACTGGCTCTGGTGAAGTTGCAGGGCCGGGAACTGGTGTATCAGACTCAATACCCGCCAGATTGTCTGACGGTGAGTTTGTATTCACTAGAAAAGCCACTGATCAATTAGGTGCTGATAACCTCCAAGTTATGATGGACGAGGCTGAACGCGCTTATGACGGTGGTTTAATGAGGAAAGACAATGGTAGAGAAGTAGCAGGAGACGTAGTAAATGACGCTATGATAAATGCTAATCAAATGCCTAGTCTTAATGTTAGACAACGATAACGGCTACCTTGAAGTAAAAGCACCATAAATAGATTATCCGTACAATAATCTATTGTAATGGCTACCTTTTAAATCTCTCAAGCCCCGTGGAGATATTACTATGACTGAAGCACAGACTAATCCTGTGGAGGAAAAGAAACCTAATCCTTATAACGCAAAAAAAGAATGGCATCAAAGTGAGGCTCCTAGAATGGAGAGCGCAGATGGTTTGTTTTTTGCACCACAACAATCTGAAGAAGAGGCTACGCCAAAAGAACGGCCCCCTCAAAAAAATTCTAAAGATGTTGATTATAAGAAAAGGTATGACGATCTAAAGAAACATTACGATAGCAAAATTGCTGAGTTTAAACAGAAAGAGCAAGAGTTAGTTGCTGAAGTTGCTGCAAAGGAACCAAAGTATCAAGCTCCAAAAACTCTAGAAGAACTAGAGCAATTTAAAGCTAAAAATCCAGATCTGTACGAAACAGTTGAAACTATTGCACATTTGCAAAGTGAAACTCAAACGGAACAGCTACACCAACAACTTTCTGCTTTGCAAGAACGCGAAGCTGAAATTATGAAACGTGAAGCTGAATCTATTTTAAAACAGAATCATCCTGATTTTGAAGAAATTAGAGGTTCTGAAGAGTTTCATGAATGGGCAAAAGCGCAGCCTGAAGATATACAAAAATGGATTTATTCAAACAGTAGTGATGGAACTTTAGCTAGTCGTGCGATTGACCTTTACAAAATGGAAAAGGGAATTGCTCAGTCACCACAAAAGAGGCAGTCCAAAGAAAAGGAAAGTGGATCTGCTGCCGATATGGTGTCTACTAAAACTACGGCAGTGGATGCAAAAGCTCCTAAGATTTGGACAGAAAGAGAAATTGCTGCTATGTCCGTTGATGAGTTTGATAAATACGAAAAGGAAATTAATCAAGCTATATCAGAGGGCAGAATAGCAAAATAAGCTTAAGGAGATATTACAATGGCTTATAATCAATCTGATCAATATTTTGAACCGGCAACGGATACCAATGCCAACTTTGCGAACTCCGTAAGTGGTCAAGCTAATTCGTACTTTCTACCTGCTATTTATAGCAAGACAGTACTGAATTTTTTCCGTAAGTCATCTGTAGCAGAAGCTATTACTAATACAGATTACGCAGGAGAAATTTCCGCTTATGGAGATTCTGTAAGGATCATCAAAGAGCCAACCATTACTGTATACCAGTATGAGCGTGGTCAAGATGTAACGTCAACTAAATTGACCGACCAAGAAGTAAACTTGGTTGTCGATACAGCGAATGCTTTCAAGTTTATCGTTGATGACATTGAAACTAATATGTCTCACGTAAACTTCCGCGAAGTGGCTGCTTCTTCCGCAGCATACTCTTTGCGTGATGCGTTTGACGAAGGCGTAATCGCTACTATGTTTGCTGGCGTTCCTGCTGCAAGCCCAAATCACATTCTGGGTTCTGACAGTGCTACTGACCTTGCTGCTGGTACTTTTGACGGTACTGGTAATCTTGACATTGGCTTTGGTGCTTCTGAGCATGATCCAATTGATGTGCTTTCTCACATGGCACGTTTGTTGGATGAGCAGAATGTACCAGAAGAAGGACGATGGTTCCTAGCGAATCCAGAGTTCTATGAGCAGCTTGTACAAAGCAACTCTAAACTTTTGTCTGTTGATTACAACGCAGGTCAAGGCTCAATCCGTAATGGTTTGGTGTCTTCTGGCAAGCTACGTGGATTTGATATGTACAAGACTAACAACATTGCCGCAACTACTAATGCTGCTGGTAAGTGTTTGGCTGGTCACATATCTTCTACATGTACTGCTCAGACCATCGTTAATACTGAAGTAATTCGTGATCCAAGCAGCTTTGGTGACATTGTACGTGGCCTCCATGTTTATGGTGCTAAGGTACTGCGTCCAGAAGCTCTGGTATCCGCATTCTACGGTATCGACTAAGATTATCGGGGGTCTGAAATATGGCCCCCTTTAATTTATGGAGAATGTAAATGCCACAAATCGGAAGTGAAAAGAATCCAATAAGATTCAATGTTAATAAAAAAGTAAAGATTCGTTCGCCTTATATGCGGGCAGAAGACAAGAAAAAGTTTGACGATAACTACGATAGGATTTTTAGAAATCCTGACAATCCTACAAATCATAGAGAAAAGGATTAATGGCTACTACGTTTCTACAATTATCAAATGAATTGCTAAGGGAGCTTAATGAAGTTGTTCTGACTTCTGCAAACTTTAGTGATGCTATTGGTATTCAACAACACGCTAAAGATTGTATCAATCGTGCATACTTGGACATAGTAAATGAAGAACCTCAATGGCCTTTTTTAGCTACAGGTGAAAGCGGAGCAACAGATCCGTTCTATGGTAATGTTGTTGTAGAAACTACAGCCGGAACTAGATGGTATGAATTAAAAGAGTCTAGTTCAGATATTACAACTGACTATGGTTCTATAGATTGGGATAATTTTTATTTAACAACTATAGGAGTCACTGGGGAGTCAGCCCCTTACGTTTCTAAGAATCTAAAGTTCATGACCACAGAAAAGTGGAAAGACTTTAGAAGGGCTTCAGAAAATGCTGACGATGCTGATCAAGCTGTAGGTGGAGAACCAAATCTTGTTATACGCAGTCCTGACTCTAGAAAATTTGGATTGAGTCCTATACCAGATAAAGCTTATAAAGTTTATTTCTTTGCTTATGATTTACCAACTCAGCTTTCAGCACATGACGATGCTATAGTTTTTCCTGATATTTATAAAACAGTAATTCTTTCTAAAGCTAGATACTACTTGCATCAGTTTAAAGATAATCCTCAAATGGCTGCATTTGCGTTAGAAGATTATAGGAAAGGATTAAAAAGCATGAGAGAAAACCTAATAGGTACTGTTCCTACTTTTATAAGTGACGATAGAGTCAGGTTCGACTAACTATGCAACCATTTGGTTTATCATGTCAAGGTGGACTAAACACCAACTTAAACCAGTTTCAAATGCTGCAACAGCCGGGATTTGCTACTGAGCTTTTAAATTTTGAAGTAGACCCTGATGGTGGTTACAGAAGAGTAAATGGTTTTACACCCTATGGTGGAGACTCTGCAACTAACCCTAATGGCTCTAATAGTATTTTAGGATGCTTTGTGTATGCAGACGGACTTATAGTTTGTTCTGGTACAGACATATTTTTTAGTAACGATGGAATTACTTGGCTACAAATTAATAGAAATAATGTAGCTAATGGTGGTGATAATTATTCTACTTTTACAAGCAGAAGTGTATTAAATAGAACTGGGCAAGGACAATGCCAATTTGTTCATTTTGAAGGTGCAGCTTTTGATTATGGACAAGTAATTATTGCTGATGGAGCTAATACTCTTTATGTTTTTAGAATGGAAGGAACTGGTGCATTAAGCACACGTACTTTTTTTGCAGAAACAGTTCAAGTAGATTCTACTAATGGTGTTAAGTATATAACTATACATGATCACCATTTAATTGCAGCAGGAGTAGAAAATAATTTAAACACTGTATATTACAGTGCCTACAATAGTCCTACAGATTTTACAGGTACAGGCGCAGGCTCTGTAACTATATCTGATCAAGTAATAGGAATAAAAGGATTTCGAGAAGATCTTATTGTATTTTCTCAACACTCATTACATAAACTTATAAATATAAATAGTTCCTCAGATATAAGAATAGATCCTATTGCAGAAAACGTAGGTTGTTTAAGCGGATATAGTATTCAAGAAATTGGTGGTGATTTAGTCTTTTTAGCACCAGATGGTATACGAACAGTAGCAGGCACAGCACGTATTGGTGATACAGAGTTAAGTTCTGTATCAAGACAAATACAATCTATTATTTCTGATATATCTAATAATATAAATAGTTACACTATAACAAGCTGTGTAATTAGATCTAAGTCTCAATACAGATTATTTTATTCTGCACCAACAGCATCGCCTGCTACTGCTAAAGGAATTATAGGAACATTTAGAGGACAAAGTTACGAATGGTCTGAAACTCAAGGCATACAAGCTTTTGGATTAGTTTCTGGATATGACGTTAATTTTGTAGAAAGAGTTTATCATGGTGACAAAGATGGCTACATTTATAATCATGATACAGGTAATTCTTTTTTATTAAATGGTTCCACACAAAATATTAATGCACGATATAAAACACCTAATTTAGATTTTGGGGACGCAGGAACTTTAAAAACTTTACATTACGTAAAGATGTCTATAACGCCAGAAGGCACTGTTCAGCCAAGTTTAAAAGTTTCTTATGATTTTGACTCAACAGATAAACCACAACCAGCAGCTTATGTATTAGAAAGTATTCCAACACCTTCTGTATTTGGAGAAGCACTTTTTGGTAGTGGTATATTTGGAGCTTCAACTGATCCTATGGTAAGGCAAGCGGTTCAAGGAAGTGGACACAATGTGGCTTTTAAATTATTTAGCGAAGACAAAAATCCCCCATACTCTATAAATGGGTTCTATATAGATTATAGACCTTCTGGTAGGAGATAAGAATGGCTACAAGTTACACTAGACAAAGCAGTTTCTCAGACGGAGATACTATTACTGCTGCCTTATTTAATAATGAGTTTAATCAATTATTATCAGCTTTTTCCTATGCTTCTAGTGGAACTACTGGTCATAGGCATGATGGAACCGCAGGTGAAGGCGGTAATATCCATACAATCGGTGACCAAGATTTTCTTAACAAAATAGTTGTAGATAGTAGTAACAATCGCTGGGGAGTGTATGTAGAAGTAAGCGGCTCCGCAGTTGAACAAATAAGATTTCAAGATGGGGCTATC